TGTAACAACCTACGTAATCACACAAGCATCGTACGTAGAACATGGATTGATAAGGGGTGGCTACATGCTTGAACTATGGGAAGACCTTCAAGGTTTGAAGCTACTTGAAGAACGAATGAACAAAATGAACTCTGCCGTTTCTTTAGAACGTTTGCGATTGACCCTGCCCCTTGCAATGTTTGCAAACGACGGTAGTAAAAATGTTGGGGAGTCCAACAAATACGAAGGGAAGACTGAATGAAGGGCATGAGCTTTGTTACAAGCGTAGACAAGTTTGTTGAGAACAAGACGGATACTCTCACAGACGAGCATCTGCCAGCAATTGTGAGCTTGTATCACATGGCAGAGGACTTGGACAACAACGGAGTCACTGGACCAATCGTTAGTGCCTTTGGTTTGGCATACCGTAACTTGCTAAAGGAACTAGGTCACAAGGATGATGGTCCTGTTGACGAACTAGAAGCGCTATTGACTAGATGAACGCTTCTAGATATACCCAACCACTCAGTACGAACTTTACGTCAGCTATTGACAAGTGGATTGACGCAATCCAACTTATCTGGAAGCGTGCCTTTGGGTATGAACTAGAGGAATGGCAAGTTGACCTACTCCGTAGGCTTACAGAAACTTATAGTGATGGTCCCAAGGCTGGTGTACTCCGTTACAGGCAAGTGCTAGTAAGCCTTGGACGACAGAACGGCAAGACTGAGCTAGCTGCTGCTCTTGGACTATGGCAGTTCCTTATGAAGCTAGATGCACTTGTGATTGGTATTGCAAGCAACCGTGAACAAGCTGACATTGTGTATGACAGAACCATGAAGGCAATCAGTCGTAACCCTGCACTTGCAAAGCGCTTTGCTGCACTTACTACGACTCGTGGTCTGCGTACAGTTATGGGCGGTAGATATGAAATAAAGGCAAGCAAGTCAGCATCACTACAAGGTCTACCGATTGACTTGGGTATCGTAGATGAAGTTCACCTTCTCAAGATTGAGCTATGGACTGCTCTCTTGAATGGTGCTGGTGGTAGAGACAATGCTCTAGTTGTAGGAATCACAACGGCTGGTGATGAAGACTCTGAACTCTTGAATCACTTGTATGAACTTGGTGACCTTGCTGTTGCTGGAATGGATGACAGGTTTGGATTCTTCGTATGGGAAGCACCAGCGGCAGAGGTACCAAAGGATGACGAAACTCTAGCTGAATACCTAAAGGCAGCTAACCCATCTATTGCTTCTGGACGTATTGACGTAGACAACATCATCAATGATGTTAGGTCTATGCCTGACACTGACGCAATCAGATACAAGCTCAACAGGAACGTTAGCGCTGATACGTTCTTCGTCAGTCCTTCAATGTGGGCTACCTGTTCAAGTGCTGACTTCCCTGCTGGCAAGTTCGTTGTAGCCATTGACCAGTATGACTATACGTACGCTTCCGTTGTAGTGGCTATCAGGACAGATGACGGACAAGTACACACCAGACTTGTAGCAAGCCTTGTACGCCCAACACATGACCAGCTAATGGGGTATGCGTTGCAGTTGCACAAGCGTGGTGCTGCTCTGTTCGTCATGGATGGACGCAAGCTCAAGAATCTTGCTGAGGATTTGGCTAAGCGTGGACTACGTGTGCAAATTGCAGGGTACTCAGATTTGATTGAAGCTAGTGCAATGCTGTACACGATGCTTGCAACTCAGAAGCTCAAGCATGACAAGTCACCAGAGCTAGTAGAGCAAATCAACAAGACCATTCGTAAAAAGGCTAGGGATACATGGGTGATTGCACCTAAGGGTAACTCTGCCATTGATGGAATCAGAGCTACTACATTGGCTATGTACTTTGCAGACACCTATAAGGCACCTTCCGTACAGGTATTTGCTTAACCCTTTCATTATCAATTTGTACTCTAAACTAGGAGTATCAATTGATTGAAGGGAATACATGGGCATCTGGAATAGGTTCTTCTATGGAGAACCAACGGTACTTGAGCGTTCTGAGGAAACTCCGCTCCCTTCCGACCCATCCCCTGTAATCACAGCACCAACATTTGTAGCTAGCCCAACTTCCGTAAACATGGGAGAAGCCCTAGGACTGTCCTCAGTCTTTAGGGCTATTTCTATTTATGCCGTTGCTGTCCAGCAAATGTCTGTCAAGGTATTCACCAATGACCTAGAGGTACGTGCACCCTTGTGGGTACGTCAGCCTGACGTTAATGAATCTGCTCCTGCGTTCTGGGAGATGACAGTAACTAGCCTTGCCCTAGATGGCAACGCATATTGGTACATCGAGCGTGACAACCAAGGTCGTATGAAGAACCTTGAAGTATTGAACCCTCTAGATGTAACCATCGAAACTAATCAGCGTGGACGTGTAGTTAAGTACAACTACATGGGTGTTGCGTACAACCCTGCTGACATTAAGCACTTGAAGCTATCTCGCATTCCCGGTAAGCCAAAGGGACTAGGACCAATCCAAGCTAACCAAGCTGGTATTCGTGGTGCTATTGATACCCGTGACTATGGCTCTTCATTCTTCCGTGACTCTGGTGTTCCCAACGGTCTTCTAAAGTCTGAGTTTGACTTGACTGCTGAGGATGCAGCTAAGGCTAAGAGTGCTTGGAACGATACCGCTGGTGCTAAGAACGGTGTTGCTGTACTTGGACAGGGATTCAACTACGTAAGCACCTACATCAAGCCATCTGACGCACAGTTCCTTGAAGTACAACAGTTCAACGTCACAGACATTGCACGTCTGTTCGGTATTCCTTCCAGCTTGATGCTAGCGGCTGTAGATGGAACCTCAATGACCTATTCCAACCTAGAACAAGAATGGGTTTCCTTCATTCGCTTCACTCTCATGAAGTACATCAGGGAAATTGAACAGGCTCTAACGGACCTGTTGCCTAGGGGCACAGAAGCTCGCTTCAACGTAGACAGCTTGCTACGCACAGACACCAAGTCAAGGTATGAGGCACACGCTATTGCCATTGATAAGGGATTCATGAGCGTAGAGGAAGTTAGAGCAATCGAGAAGCTACCACCTTTGGGTGAAGTAGCGCCGGTAGATACAGGAGTAACAAATGCTTGAAGTACGTGAGTTCGAAGTAAGGGAAACAGCAACAGCTACTCGTGAATTCGAGGGTATCGCTGTTCCATTTGGACAGGTAGCCAACGTAGGTGGTTACAAGGAAAGTTTTGCTAGAGGTTCCGTAGATGCAGAAGGAGCAATCCTGTACTGGCGTCATGAGGAACCCATTGGAGTAATCACTAGTGGTGAAAATATGGAAGATGGCTTCCACATCAAGGCACGTATCAGTGAGACCTCACTAGGTAATGACGCATACACGTTGCTACGTGATGGCGTTGTAAACAAGCTCTCAGTTGGCTTTGAGCCAATCGAGCATAGGGAAGAAAAGGGCGTAACAGTTCGTACCAAGGTACGTGTACGCGAGGTTTCCCTAGTGCCGTTCCCAGCTTATGCAGGAGCGGAAATTCAAGAGGTTCGTTCCGAACCAGAAGAGGAGTACGTAATGACTGACGTTATTACTAACGCGGACCTTGAGAATGTCCGTGAAAGCGTAGAGGTACTTGAGCGTAAGTTCTCTGCTCTAGAAGTTAAGGATGAGGCTCCTGTATTGGACACTCGTTCTGCTGGTGAAGTCATCAAGGGCATTGCTCGTGGTGAAGAGGCTGAGATTCGCGCATACACGGGTGGAACTACAGCAGATGCAGTTATGCAGAAGGCATGGATTGGAGACCTCTCCCGCATTGTTAATGAGAATGCTCCGCTACGTAGCTTGTTCTCTAGCGCTGCTCTCCCATCTGCCGGTATGCAGATTGAGTATGCACAGTTCAAGTCCAACACACTTGCTGTTGAAGAGGTTGCAGAAGGTGCAGACCTTCCATTCGGTAAGATTTCCAAGGAAACCAAGTACGCAGACGTAAAGCTCTACGGTGGATACACCCAGCTAACACGTCTTGAGATTGAGCGTTCTTCTGTTGAGATGCTTAATGCTTCCCTACAGCTTATGGCTGTTGAAGTTGGTAAGCGTTTGAACACTGTCATGAAGTCTGACTACTCTGCTCTTGTAACTGCTCAGGCAGCAAACAAGGTAGACGTTGCTGTTGGTACTTCCTACGTTGACTGGCTAGAAGCCATCGTTGACGCTACTGACAAGCTAGACGCAAACGGTCTTGGTATTGATGCTCTTGTTGTTAACAAGGCAACCTACAAGGCTCTATTGAACTTGGTTGACTCTGAGGGTCGTCCAGTCTTTGCAATCAATGGTGCAGGTACCAACACAATCGGTAACCTTGACATTACTGGTCTTGGTGGACGACTAATCAACATCCCAGTTGTTTACGTTCCCGGTCTTACTGCTGACCCTGCATTCGTTAACAAGACTGCAATCAAGATGTTCAACGCTCCTACAATTTCCTTGCAGGATGAGAACACAATCAACCTTTCCAAGAACTTCTCAGTCTACACACTTGCTGCTGTTGCTGACTTGTTCCCAGAAGGCATTGTTCCAGTAGATGTGATTGCCTGATTATGTCTTCGACTGACCTCAAGGATTACGTGGGAGCTTCTGACCTAGATGAGTTCTTTGTTGAAACTTGTTTTGAGGAAGCAACTGCACTAGTTGATTCATACGTTGGTAATGCCACCGTTCCTGCTGCTGTGCTCTCTCGCGCAATCCTTGAGGTTGGTTCAGAGCTATTCCACCGTAGGAGTGCTCCTAACGGTGTAGCTCAGTTCACAACCTTTGATGGTTCAGCAATTCGTATTGCTCGTGACCCAATGGTTGGTGCGTATCCAATCCTTAAGCGTTTCGTTGGGTTTGGTATCGCATGAGTGAACTAATGACAGTCAGCACACATATTGCAACGGTACTCAAGGATGCTGGTATTCCAGTGTTCCCATACATGCCTGAGCGTATTACTCCACCTGTTGCAGTAGTACAAGCAGGTTCACCATTCATCGAGCCGGGAGGCTCGTTTGGTGAGTTCAAGTCACATTGGGAAATCACTCTAGTAGCTCCCAAGGGAGCCAATGACGTTAGCACGGAAAAGCTATACGCCCTTCTAGAGGATTCAATTGTGGCTTTGGTTGAAAGCAAGTACAGCCTTGAACAAGCATCCAAGCCTTATGCATTGGAAGCAAACAACGCTGTCTACGTCGCTGTAGACCTAAAGATTAACAACAACGTAAGGATTTGAAATGGCACGTATCAAGGGTAACGCTCTAACTATCACAATCGATAGCGTGGAGTACAAGACGCACTTGACTTCCATTCGTCTTGAGCAGGCAGAGGCAGACAGCAAGTTCGTTACCTTTGCTGACGCTGCTGCTGGTGGCTCCTATGAATGGACAATGACTGGCTCTGCTGCACAGGATGACGCAGAAGATAGCTTCTGGAACATGGTCTGGGATTCAACAGGCACAGAAGTAGACTTCAAGATTGCTCGTGCAGGTAATGCAGTTGCATCTGCCGCACAGCCTCACTTCACAGGAACTGTCAAGATTGGCGTTAAGCCAGCTATTGGTGGAGACGCAGGAGAAGACGTATGGGCATTCGATTTCGAATGGAAGGTTGTAGGCGAAGTAGTTAAGGTTATCGCCTGAAATGGCTGCTAACGGGTCACAATCTGTTCGTATTGATGGTCTACGAAAGCTTAACAAGGCATTCAGAGACGCAGAGGTAAATGCTCAAGACCAAAAGGACTTGATGCACAGCCTTGGACAGATTGTGGTTCGTGCAGCGAATGTGCCTGCTGAGAGTGGAGTTCTAAGTACCACAGTTAGAGCAGGTAGAGGAAAGACAAAGGCAGTCGTAAGGGCTGGTGGAGCTAAGGCTCCATATGCAGGAGTTGTCCATTATGGATGGCCTGCACACAACATTGCACCTAATCCGTTCCTGTTGAATGCACTTGATTCAAGTACAACAGAAATCGTAGATGCATTGAGCGATGGCATCGGGGATGTTCTTCGCAAAGCAAATCTAAAGTAAAGGAAACGAAATGCTCGACGTAAGCGAACTAACACTAGGCGAAGTGGCAATGGTAGAGAAGCTCTCTGACCAGTCAATCGCAACTATGGGTGATGAGTCTGCCCCAAAGGCTCTAATGATGGCTGCTATTGCCTTTGTGCTCAACAAGCGTTCTAACCCAAAGTTCACCTTTGAGGATGCTAAGAACATGAAAATGAGCGAGCTTGAAGGGATTATGGGTGACAGTTCCAAAAGTTGATAACACTAGGGACGAAGACCTAGCCATGTTTGTAGTGGCTATGAACATGAGTCCCAGTGACTATTGGAACCTAACAGTAAACCAACGAAACGAAATCGTACGAGCTTACAACAAGGCTCACAAGAAATAAGCTTCCGTACCTGCTGCTAATCGTTTCTCAGCGGGTACGGATTTAATCTATAGGAGAGGTAATGGCGAATCAGCAAGTAATCGTATCGGTATTGTCTGATACTAAGGACTTTGCTAAGGGCATGAACAAGGTGTCCAAGACAGCTTCATCCACCTTTAAGAAGATGGGTGGAGCACTACTTGGCATGTTCGCACTCTCCAAGGTTGTAGACGTTGTGTCAGGTGTTGTAGATGACTTCAAGGCTCGTGAGGATGACTTTGGCAATATCGGTACAGCTTATGGACAGAAGTTCCAAGACTCATTTAGCAAGTTCTCTTTCAGCCTTGCAGACCTAGGCATTAGCACAACTGACGCTGCACGTCTCGGCTCTGTGCTAGCCAATGGATTCAAGAACGCACACTTGAGCGGTAAGGAACTACAGAACACAATCGTTCGTGTAGCTGACATTTCAGGTGCTATGGGTGTTGAGCAAGACACTGTTGCTAAGGCTTGGGAATCAGCGGTACGTGGACGTACAGCAGGTATGGCAAAGCTTCTAGGTATGGACAAGAAGAAGCTTGACGCTCTCATCCTAGAGAAGATGAAGACAGAACATCTCACCAAGGCTCAGGCAACACAGCAAGTTCTAGAAGAGCGTTCAGCCAAGTACAAGGGTGAAGCCTTGAAGGACGCAAAGACCCTAGGCGGACAGCTTGAGATTCTAAAGGATAAGTGGGCAAACATTGGTCAGCAAATCGCAGACGTTGTTATGCCGTACGTCATTCAGTTCTCAACATGGATTAACGATGTAGCTATGCCAGCACTTGCAGAGTTTGGTAACTGGCTAGTCAAGAACAAGGATTGGCTGATTCCTCTAGGTATCGGTCTTGGTGTTGTAGCTGCTGCTATTGGTGTCGTAAGTGCTGCTATGGCTATCTTCAACGCTGTAATGCTGCTCAACCCAATCGTGCTTATCGTTGTAGCCATTGCTGCTCTTGTAGCTGGACTCATCTATTTCTTCACACAGACAGAAGTTGGTAAGGCTGCTTGGGCATCCTTCACACAGGCAATGTCTGATGGTTGGACTTGGATTGTCAACGCATTCAACACAGCCGTTGTTGCTGTGAGTGGCTTCCTTACAGACCTATGGACCAACATTACGAACATGTGGAACAACACAATCAAGTTCTTCACAGAGATTCCCGGTAAGGTCCAAGCGGTATTCAGTGGTGCAATGAA